TCAGGCGTCGTGAGGGATGATCTCGATCCGTGCGTGGGGTCGGCCTGGGACGACTTCGATGCGGGCGATGAGCGCGCGGAGGTACTCCCGGCGCTCTTCGACTGTGAGGTCGTCCCACCGTTCGAGGAGGACAGGGAGCACGCGCAGCGGTGCGGATTGCTGAACCTCGGTCGTGCGGAGCTCCTGCTCAAGGGCGGTGGCCTGCGCAGCGTAGCGGTCCCGCAAGGTCTCGTAGGCGGCCTGTGGCATGCCCATGCTGAGGCGTTGCTCGACGAGCATCACCTGCCGGTTGGCGAGGTCGGAGAGCTGGCGCTTCAGGTCGGCCGTGGGGTCCGTTGAGATGCGTCGTGGGCGACGGTCGATGCCCGCTTCGACCTCTGCGCGGACGCGTCCTTCATGCTCTTGCAGCCACTCGCGTACCGCGTCGTCGATGAGCGTCTGAGCGACGTAACCGCCGTCGTGAGTGCCTTTCTCCTTGCCGTCTTTGCATCGGTAAGACCTGGCGCGATCAGAGCCGTGGGCACCGCCGTGCATCTTGGATCCGCACGCGCACCAGACCATGCCCGAGTAGGCGTAGGTGGAGCGCTCAGATCGGCGGTAGACGCGGCGTCGGCCGCGAGCCTCAAGATACGCGTCCCACTCTTCGTCGGTGATGAGGGGTTGGTGGATGCCGCGCTTCTGGTCGCCCTGGTAGGTGATGAGTCCGGCGGCGAATCCGGAGTCGAGCACGCGGCGGAGGGTGCGTTCCGACCAGAGCCCGTCGCCTTTGCCGCCGTAGCCGCCGACGGGTCGTGTGGGGCCGTCGTTCAGCCATCGCACGAGTGCGTAGACGCTTTCGCCGGCGATGTATCGACGGTAGGTGTCCGCAAGCACGGCGCCGGAGACCGGGTCGGGGGTGAAGCCGTCCGCGGGGGAGTAGGCGTAACCGAATCGGGGCTTGCCGTTGATCGGCTTGCCCTCGCGGAATCGTCGCGCGTGCGCTTCGCGCCATGTGTCGCCGATGAGATCCGCCTGATAGGCGTTGAACTCGCCGACCATGCCGCGAGCGAGGCGCCCATGGGAGGTGCGGTCGTCGATGGGTTCGGTGGCGGAGAGCAGGCCGCCGCCGAGCGAGTCGACTCGGTCGAGGGCGACCGCCCAGCGGAGGCGGTGCCGCGCAGTGCGCGAGAACTTCCAGACAACGATGACTTCGAACTCGCCAGCCTCGAGGCGTTCGATCGACTGGTCGAGTCGGGGCCACCATGCTGAGCGTGCGCGCGACCCTGTCTCATCGATGCCTTCGACCCAGTCGATGATGTCGATTCCGTTCGAGGCTGCGTAGGACTCGATCGCGTGGCGTTGCACCTCGGGGGAGGTCATGCCGTCGCGCTCGCGCGAGACTCGGATCATGCCGAGCGCGCGCCGCCTGGTTAGCGCTGCTGCTACTAGATGCCTGCGTGCGTTCGCCATCTACCCGACCTCGATGCGGTGGGCGAACTGTCCGGTGCCCATCCGTGGGTCGACGTACACGGCGTTGTCGGTACGGAGGAGCGTGCCGCGGTAGATGATGACGAGCTCGTCGGGCACGTTGAGGTCGATCGCCATGGAGGTGATGTGACCGTTGCGGTGGTGCTCGGCGTCGGCGTACGCCTGCGGGGTGATGAGCGTCTGCGCGGCCCAGACGTTGGCGGCCTGCTCTTGGCGCTTGCGGATGAGTCCGAAATCGGTGGGGCGGTGGCCGAGGACGTGGTGTCCGATCTCGTGGCACATCACGCCTCGAAGGACGCGGCCTCGCATGCCGGGCGTGAGGTCGATGTGGTCGGCGCCGGGCGCGTAGCCGCTGCGGTGTGTGCCGCGGCGTTCTCGGACCGTGAGGCCGAGGTCGTCGGCGAGCTTCCAGACATCCATGCGGTACCCCCTCGGTAGTGCGCGCTCAGGCGTGGTCGTAGTCGGCATCGTCCCCGTCGGGGAACTCGTTGATCGTCTCGTTGGAGACCAGGTCGTAATCATCTCGGCGGGGTGCGACATTCTCGGCGGCGAGGATGATCTCGCTCGCTGTGGCGCCGAAACATCCGGCGATGAGGCCAACCTCGCCGACGGTCGCGGGGGGTGGCTCCTTCCGGAGGATGATCCCGAGTCGATTGATTGACATCCCAGTCGCGGACGCAATCTGTCGATAGGTCAACCCGGCGGCTCTGACTCCTTCGATCAGTTGATCGGCGATCAGAGCGTCAATAGGGAGTAGGTGCTTGGCCACATCCGAGAGTGTACCCATTTCGGTTCACTTTCCACAAGGCGTTTGACTTTGAACCGAACTCGGTTCAATATGACTCCCATGGACATGAACCGAACTGGGTACACAGCTCTCGATGAAGCTGTGGCTGAGGAGGTGCGCGCGCTCATCGCTCGCACCAAGGGCGTGAGCGTCAAGAGCATCGCGGAAGACCTCGACATCCGTCGCGCGACGCTGTCGTCCCGCGTGAATGGGCCGGCGGCGTTCTCGCCGTCGCTGCTTTCCGCTGTCGCTGCCCGGCTGGGCACGACGGCGTCCGACCTCGTCGCGCGCGCCGAGCGAGCTCTCGGATTGGCGGCGGCATCGTGAGCGGAGCTCAGGTTGTGCCCCGTGCGGAGCCGTCGGACGCTGCATGGCGACGCTCTGGCGATATCGCTGCTCGCATCCTCGAGAACCTCGCGCAGCGGGATGCGCGCGCGGTGGCTGTGTCGGCGACGAATGAGCGTCTGGCGGTGGCGTCATGATCCGTCGGGCATGGCGTCGCATCATCGCCGCGCTGTTCGCCGAGGTGGGCGACGACAGCCCGGCCGGAATCTCCCGCCTGGATCGTCTTGACGGTGTCGGGAGCGGGCGATGAGCGCGCTCGAGGTGTTCGGCTTCGACGGCGCCAACGTGCGGGTCGTCGTGATCGATGGCATGCCGCGGTTCGTAGCTCGCGACGTCGCCACCGCGCTCGGCTACGCGGACACGACGAACGCGATCAAGCAGCACTGTCGTGGGGTGGCGGTTCACCACCCCATCGAAGACAGCATGGGGCGCGCGCAGCTGGCCCGTGTCATCGGCGAGCCGGATCTGCTGCGCATGATCGCGGGCAGTCGTCTCCCGTCGGCGGAGCGGTTCGAGCGGTGGGCGTTCGAGGAGGTGCTCCCGCAGGTGGTCCGCACGGGCTCGTACGCGCCGGCGCTGACCGAGGACGAGATCGTGCATCAGGCGCTCGCGATCACCGCACGCCGCGTCGAGGTGCTCGAGACACGCGTCGCCGAGCTCGAGCCCGTCGCCGCGCACGCCGAGACGTTCCGCCAGGCTGACGGCCTCCGCACGATCGCCGACGTCGCGAACGACTTCAAGGCGCACTGCGCCGAGCGCTTCCCCGGCGTGAAGGTGCGGCACGCGGACGTGTACGACCACGCCGGACGCCTCGGGATCATCATCCGCGGCGCGTCGGTGCGGCACAACCAGCCGACCGCGCAGGCGATCGAGGCGGGATGGGCGCGCGCCCACCGCACGACCTTCGGCACGAACACTCGCGGCACGCAGACCGCCGTGTCGACACGACTCACGCCGAAGGGTGAGGCGCGCCTCTGGGACGGGCTCGCCGCCTGGCTCGGCGCGCACGGTGACCTCACCATCCCGAAGCACTGACCACACAACGAGAAGAGGGGCGCCCGTTGCACCGGACGCCCCATCAAGAGAAAGGCACTGACTTGCCTACTGCACAGGATACCGACGACACCGCCGTCATGGTGGGCGACTTCGCGCCCCGCCCGGCGACGACTCATCTCAACGCGACCAGCGACATCCCCGTCGTCCCCGAGCGACGCAGCCTCCTGCCGCTCGCGCCGTGGCGCTGGGTGCTGCTGCTCACCGGCCTCGCCCTGGCCGCGACCTGCGGCATCCCCGCCGCCGCCCCCGTCTGGAACGGCGCTGACCTCGGCGTCCTCATCAGCCTGGCGATCTTCGTCGCCGCGTTCACCCCCGGGAGGGACTGACCATGACCACCGTCACCACGCAGCTGCTGCGCATCATCGCGGAGGACTCCCTCGGCACCGTCGAGGGGCGTGCCGCGCGCGACGCCGGCGTCACCGCCTCCGAGGCCCACACGATCGCGCACGCCGGACGCGGCGCGCAGCTGCGGATCCTCACGGACAAGCTGAACGGCTCGTCCTTCACGGGGAACCAGCACACGCGCCGCGGTCACGAGCGCGAAGACTTCCTCATCGACTGGGCCTCCGAGAACGTCGCCCCGTGCGCCACGAACATCGCCCTTCTCGGGCACTGGGAGATCCCGTGGCTGCTCGCCACGCCGGACGGGCTCGGCTTCGACAAGGAGCACGGTGAGTTCGGCGTCGAGGTGAAGTCCCACGATCACAAGTGGGGGGACCGCGACGACATCCCGGCCGAGCACTACGACCAGATGCAGGTCGGCATGGCGGTCACCGGGTACCGCTCGTGGCTGTACGTGTGGGAGGTCATGGGGGAGGACGGAACTCCGACCCTCGACGACCCGAGGTACGTCTGGGTGCCCCGCGACGACGACCGGATCGCAGTCCTCATCGCCGAGCTGCAGAAGTTCATGGACTGGCGCGACGCCGGAGCCCCCGCCACCGACGACCTCCCCGCCGACATCGACGACGCGCTCGCCGACTTCGCCCGCGCCCGCGCGATGAAGAACGCCGCCGCGGCCGCCGAGAGCGCCGCCGACAAGATCATCCGCGCGTACGCGCTCGCTGAGGCCGACGACACCGGCGCGAAGGGAGCAGGCACGCGCGCCACCTTCGCCCTCTCGAAGTCGACCGAACTCGACGAAGCCGCCTGGGCGGATGCCGAACCGGAGTCCTACGCCGAGATGGTGCAGCTGCGCACCCGCGTCAAGGCTGGCGAGGCCGCCGCCGCTGTGCTCTACAACAAGCCGAAGGTGCGCCTCACGATCACCCCGACGAAGGCCAAGGCGTCGTGAGCAAGCTCGACGTCATCGAGGCGCTGCTCGCCGAGGGCATGCGGAAGAACCTCACCGCGAACCGGAAGTACATCTCCACCGCCGAGCGCACCGCGATCGCGAAGGACTCCGCCGCCATCGCGATCGCCGTGCTCATCGACCTCACCGACGGCCACGACCACATCGTCCGCGCCGAGGGCGACACGTTCACCCTGCAGCACCCGCTGATCGAACGCCTCAACGGCGACGACCTCTTCTCCTGCGACGTGCACGCGCACCTCGCCTCCGGTGAACCGCTCGAGCGCGGCCGCTACCGCGTCGTCGCCACCGACTCCCACGACTTCGAACTCATCCCCGTGAAGGACCAGCCATGACCAACATCGACGACGTCGCACAGACTCTCGCCGAGTACGAACGCCTCGCGATCACGTCCGGCGCGCGGGTGCAGATCGACCCGCCCGAGTTCTCTGCCGACGGCACGAACTGGGTGCCGGTCTGGCTCGCGCCCGAGCCCCCTCTCGCTGGCCGCGCCACCGTCCACCGCGACGGCATCCCCACGACCGTCTACGCCACTTGGGGCGAGTCGCTGCCCGTGGACACCTCGCTCACCGAGGACGGCCGCCGCTGGTGCGACATCTGGGACGCGAAGCCGATGCAGCGCTTCGGGTCGTTCCTCGTCCGCTCCGCCCTGCGCCGCGCGTTCCGCGAGGTCATCGGCGACCGCGTCGAGCCCGACGAGGACGCGCCGCGCGCCACCGCCGACGCCGCGCCTGGGCAGGACTGGGACAAGGCGATCGCCGACGCACGAACCGTCGAGGCGGTTCACACGCTCCACCAGGAGATGAAGACGGCCCGTGCGGTGACGGTGCCGCGCGAGCGTGCGCTGCGCGCCAAGATCAACGAACTCACCGCGGACTGGACACCGCTCGACGAGCACGCCGCGGACGCCGCATCCGAGCGCCCGGCCGTGCAGGACCACCTGCCGCCGGCGAACCGTGCTGCGCGCCGCAAGGCCGCCCGCAAGAAGGGTGCCCGCCGATGACCGTCGACACGCAGTCGGAGGTCGACGAGGTCGCCGAGCGCATGGAGCTCGTGCCGCTGGAACTGGCCGGTCTCGACGAGGCCGACCTGCTCGCGATGTTCCCGACGCCGGTGCAGGCTGCCGGAGCTCTGGTCTGGGCGCGCGCGACGAACGCGAACGCCCCGAGGGCGCTGAACGAGTACCGCAAGAAGCTGCGGAAGGCGCAGCGCGACAAGAAGATCGCTGTCGGCCGAGCGGTGAAGGAGCTCCGCGCCGAGCTGCCCCGCGCCACCCTCACCGAACTCCGAGAGCTCGCCTACGGCGCCGACGACCGCGTGATCGCCGCACTCGACGCCGAGGATGACGCCTGGTTGGCGTACGAGTACGCGAAGGACTACGCCGCCGCGATCAAGGAGGACATCGAGATCCTCCGTTCCATCAATGCCAACTTCCGAGGAGAGCACCGATGAGCGCACTCACGGGTCATGCGTCGTCGCGTAGGCGCTCGTCTTCGTTTCTGATCCAGTCTTCGATCGGCCACCGCTGTACTTCACCGTCGTCAACCCACCGCTCGGCGTACAGCTGCAGCATCGCCGTCGTATGCATCGCCACGTCGATGCGACGTTCGACAGCGACAGCGTCGACTGCCGCGCGGGCGCGCTTGGCGGCTTGCATCAGTTCGACGGCTCCCTCCGAGTCGATGACTCGTGCGCGTGCGTTGAGGCCGTGTCCGGCCTCAACCCATTCGCGATCATGTAGGGCTGCGTCAGAGCCCAGAACCATCAACGCGGTGCTTCGTTCGAACCAAACGATCAGATCCCTTGCCAACTCGCTTCGACGGAGTCGCTTCTCCGCGTCCGCTGCACGAGTCGACGCGGCCTCCAAGCCCTCGACAGCGGTCGCTGTGCGCGTAGATTCTTCCAGCGCCTTGGCCGCGTCCTCCGCAGCTGCCGTCCTTGACTTTCGCGCGTCGACGCCAGCGAGAACCGAGACGAGGGTGGCTAGTGCCGTCACAACAAACAGGCCGAAGTTGATGGCATTCGCATCGCTCATGCCCCGCACTCTATCGGGGGCGACCCGATGAGCGGCGTTCAGGCGTACCGTCGCCGCGCTGCCGAGACAGAGCGCTCGGTCGACGCCGCGGTCGCCGCGGTGAAGGCAGAGCGCGCCGCAGAGTTCGAGAAGTCGAAGCGTGAGCACGCCGCGAGGGAAGCCGCCCGCCGGATCTACACCCGCGAGGACATCGTCGGCGCCGGGTTCGTCCACGACGGCCACTCGTGGCGGAAGGTCGTGCGCGTGAACAAGGAGACCGTGTCGGTCGAGACGGGCTACTCGTGGGTCGACCGCATCCCGTTCGCGAAGGTCCGCGGTGTTCAGCAGCCCATCGAGGGAACGACAGGAGAGCACCGATGAATTTGTCGCATCATTCCGGTGCAGGGCTCGTGATCGCAGCGCGGCTGTCGCAGTATCTCGCCCACACATCCGGGCCGGAGAAGATGCCGCTGTGCCATCCGGTGAGGAGGAGCGGCACAGTGCTTCGGGCGAGTGCTCTGAGGCGCTCGTCGTCGCCGGTGGCATCACGTGACGCCTGGTCAAGCATGACGCCGACAGGCTGCGATCGGCCGCCAAGCAGGAGTTCGAACTCGGTGAGCGTGTCTTGGAGCCCGACCTCGATCTTTGCGCGGTCGGGTGTCGACAGTGGGCGTTCGAAGGACGCTGTGGTCACCGTATGGATGACCCTTCGGATACTCGCCTCGAGGGCGCTCTTCCTAGCGATCCGATCGGCCCGTCTTGCTGCGACAGCGTCGCGAATCCAGGGCAGCACGGCGCTGCTGACGAGAGCGATGATCGCGCCGAGTATGACGGCCCAGCCACTGTCCATTTCCACGTCTCGCACTCTATCGGGGGTGGCGTGATGGCTGCGCCGTCGAAGGAGACCCGGGAGACGGTGTACGCCCGTGACGGGCACCGGTGTGTTGCGTGCGGGTCGTACCTGCTGACGTTTCAGCATCGCCGTGCTGTGGGGATGGGCGGGTCGAAGAACCTGCCCGCCCCGGTCGACGGTCTGGCCCTGTGCGCGATCTGCAACGCCGGATGCGAAGGGGGCATGCAGGCGCAGGCGCTCCGCTACGGGTGGAAGGTCCGCGCCTGGGTGACGAACCCCGAGCGCGTGCCCGTGTTCTACCCGCGCGAGATGCGCTGGTGCCGCCTCGAGGGCACCTACCGAGTGCCGATCACGTACTCCGTCGCGATGGAGATGGGTTGCAGCGTCTACGGCCGCGAGTGGCTCGACTGGCATGAGGCGGTGATCGTATGAGCCGCCGCGAACTCTTGCCCCCGCGGCCGGGTGACTCCCGACTGGGGATGACGAGGGTCGGCTCGCTGCGCGACGAGTACAACGCGGTCGTCGAAGGTCGCCCCACGCGCTGGGTGAAGACCCTCCTCGGCTACGCGCCGAACCCGGCGTACCTCGAGTGGGCGGCGCGCGCTGACGCCTGGGCAGTGAGACAGGAGGGGATCGCATGAGCATCGTCAGCGACGCCTTCAATGCCTGGCGGGAGTGTCGCGCCGCGTACGACGACACCCTGTACCAGCAGTACATGGCCGCCGAGGAGGCCACCAACGGGGCGATGCTGAACGCCCGCGGCCGGGAGAAGGGCATCGAGCCGTTCTCCCTGTTCATGGGTAACCAGGCCCGGGCGTTCGCGTATGCCTCGGAGGAGCTCGTCGAGCACTGGGGCACGCATCCGCGGATCACGTACGCGATGTTCGAGCAGCAGTGGCAGCGCGACCGCGATGACGAGCTCGCCGCGGGGGTGGCAGCATGAGGCTCGCGATCGCGGACCCGCCCTACCCGCCGCTGTTTCGTGAGCGGTTCGATCTCGCCGGCGGCGGATCACGGGTGACGGCTCGCTCCCGCGCGACGCGCTGGTACGGCGAGGGACCGCGGTCGAAGACGGACGCCCCGCGGGCGGACGTGCACCCGGAGGCCGCGAAGTGGGACGACCTGTCCGCGCACCGTGAACTGCTTCTGCACCTGGTGGAGAACTTCGACGGGTGGGCGATCGCCACCACACCAGACGGACTCGGCGCCTATCACCCCCTTCCGATGAACGCGCAGATCATGGCCTGGGAGCGCCCCACCGCGATGCCTGGGGGAGGCCGGCTGATTGAGCGGTGGGAGCCGGTGATTGTCTACATCCCCGTGGAGCGGCGCACCCGCGCCGGAATGCGGGTGTCGAACGTGCTCGTCGCCAACGCGCCGTCCGCGCGCGGCGGCCGCCGCAGCTTCGTCGGCGCGAAGCCGGCCGAGTGGACACGCTGGGTGCTGGACGCCCTCGGCTATGACCCGGCGACCGATGAGCTCGTCGACCTGTTCCCGGGATCGGGTGCCGTGTCCGCGGCCGCGGACGGGATGCTGTCGCTGGGCGGTGCCGAATGAGCGCCGCGACGATGCATGACGGCGGATGGTCGACCACCGACAAGGGGTGGGTGCTGCACCCCTCGCAGGTCGAACGCAACCGCCGGGAGGTCGCCGAGGCGCTCGCCGTCATCGACATGAAGCAGGAGCGCGCGAAGACGTGCGCGCTCTGCGGTCAGCGCACCTGGGCGCTGGACCGGTTCGGGCTCTGCTCGAAAGGCACCGAGGCACACAAGACCTGGCGGGCCGAATCGCTCGCCGATATCAAGAACGGAGTGAGGGCATGAAGGCCAATGGAGCACACGCCGACGTCATCCTCGAATGCGTCCGCCAGGATCTCAGATGGGGCGAGCAGAACCACCCTGACGGCACCGGGCCCGACACGATGCCGCTGTTCGCGGACACCGCGACCGGCATCGCCGACGACGACGAGGCGTCGCTCATCCGCTACATGATGCAGGGTCGCACATCGTGGCGATTCACCGACCCCGAGACGCGCGACCGCCCCGGCACCTGGGCCGACATCCTGCTCGAAGAGGTCTTCGAGGCGATGGCCGAAGACGACCCCGAGCGGCTGCATGCCGAGCTCGTTCAGACCGCGGCAGTTGCGATCCAGTGGGCAAACGCGATTGCACGCCGTGCAGGCGTACCGCTGCACCGTACGCATGAGCGAGGCGGTCAGGAGTCATGAGCGCCATGCCGAAGTTCGCGATGACGTACGTCGTCGTCTGGGCGGATGAGCGCGGCGAGGGTCGTCACGTGCTGAAGGTCGGCCGCGCCTGGCGGTTCTCCCGGGTGCAGGAGATGACCATCTCGGGCGGTCAGGTGGTCGTGCTCGCTCGGGGCACGGATGCGTCGTGGGAGACGGAGGCGTTGCGGATTCTGCGGCGCTGGTTCCCGCTGGCGTTCCGCTCCGAGCTTGAGGCCCGCCGGTTGCTGTTTCAGGGCCGTGGGTGGACGGAGTGTTTCGAGGTCGACGACGAGCACCTGCGGCTCGCGATCGATCTGGTGTTCGAGGGATTCGCGAAGGGAAGCGATCAGGGTGTCAACGAGGAGCGTGCAGCGGCGGATCAGCGCGGAGGACATGCGGTGGCCGGGGTACCTGCGCGCCCCGCACGAGTCGAAACCGACCGCGATCGGGTTGTGGACGACGGCGACGGACCCGCTGGGCCGGTGCGAGCTCGTGCCGGAGCTCATCGCGGCGGCGATCTACCCGGGGCAGGCGGCGACGGATCTAGTGATCGATCACCTGCTGATGCTCGCCGACTCCGGGTTCCTGACGATCTACGAGGAGCAGGGCTCGGAGTGGATCGCGCTACGGCGCCCGCTCCGCGTCGACGCGCGGCTCGCGTCGTCGGATGCTCCGGAGCCACCGCGCGAACCTTCGCGAACGTTCGCGGCTGTGGGGGGAGCGGGCGCGCGGGCGCGGGAGAGGGTGCAGGTCGAGAGCGCCGAGCGGGAGAGCGAGTGGGCGCGCTGGCGGGCCGAGCAGGAGCGCGGCCCCCGGCGTCCGAAACGGCCGTTGCTGCTGGATGCTCCGCCCATCGGATGCCCCGATCACCCGCACGGTCGCTTCGAGGACTGCGGACCCTGCGGGACTGCGCGCCGCCAGCACGACAAGTTCATCGCGCAGGAGCGCTACACGCAGCAGATGACCGAGTACGAGCAGGGCGCCGAGTGGCCCGACGAGACGTTCTGAGGAGAACGAGATGAAGGTCGAACTGAACATCCCGGATGCCGACTGGGCGCGGCTCGTCGGCGTCGCCGAGCAGCAGGGTGTGCGCATTCCGCAGCTGATCCTCGCGGCGACGCTCGAGCTCATGCCGTGGAAGGACACCGCGACATCACGCGTCGAGCACCTCGTGCGCGCCGGCTTGCAAGACGCCGTCATCGCTGAGCGTCTCGGCATGCCGAACTGGCGCATCGCCGCCATCCGCCGAGAGCTCGGGCTCCCGGCGAACCCGTTCCATCGCGGCGAGGGCCGCCACGTCGAGAGGACAGCATCATGAGCAGGAAGACGGTGTATCTGCACCTGAGGAAGAGCGGGTATGACCGGTTCGCGGTCGTGAAGCTCGCCAGGACCCGGGACGCGGTGACCCGAGACGGTGACGTGGTCATGCCGCTCGAGATCGAGTTGCCGACCGACTTCTTCGAGCGTGCCGCGATCCGCGTTCACGTCGAGCCGATGGCGGGGGAGGAGCGCTGATGGCCGGCGAGACCGTGATCACCGTCGTCGGCAACCTGACCGCTGACCCCGAGCTCCGCTACACGCAGAACGGTCTCCCGGTGGCGAACTTCACGATCGCGAGCACGCCTCGCACGCTGAAGGACGGCGAGTGGAAGGACGGCGAAGCGCTGTTCCTCCGCGCGTCCGTGTGGCGTGAGTTCGCCGAGCACGTCGCCGGGTCGCTCATGAAGGGCATGCGGGTCATCGCGACCGGCCGACTTCGTCAGCGTGCCTACCAGGACCGTGAGGGCGTCCAGCGCACGGCGATCGAGCTGGAGGTCGACGAGATCGGCCCCTCTCTGCGCTACGTAACAGCTCAGGTGACGCGCGCGGCGTCGACCGGTGGTCCACAGCGGCCGACGGCATCCGCCCCGGTCGAGGAGCAGTGGGCGACGTCTGAGCCGCCTGCAGGGGAGTGGGGGAGCTTCGGTGATGACACGCCTTTCTGAGCCGCGCCCGAACTGTGTGCACTGCAAGGGGTCAGGGATCATCTCGGTGTCGAAGGATCCCGACGAGGTCGACGACTGCGTGTGCGTGGGGCCGGTACCGATCCAGGTGCACGTCGTGGGCCATGACATCGAGGCGGGCACAACCGCGGTGCAGGTGGAGTTCCTGCCCCGGCCGCTCGCGTCCTGGCGTACAGATGATGTCGCGGCAGCGCTCGAGGCACCGCTCTTGCCGTGGCAGAGGGAGGTCATGGACCGCTTGGCGACTGACCGGCCCGCCCTGAAGGTGGGGCCGATCGGCCTGAAGGAGGCGAACGCGTTCGTCATCGATCATCACCGACACCACAAGGCGAGTCGCGGGCACAAGTTCAGCGTCTCGGTCGTCGACGAGGCGCAGCGCATCCGCGGCGTCGGCATCGCGGGGCGGCCGGTCTCGCGTGTGCTCGACCGTGAGGGATACCTCGAGGTCGTGCGCGTGTGCACTGATGGGACGCGCAACGCGTGCTCGATGATCTACGGCGCACTGCGCCGCGCGGGCATCGCCCTCGGATACGAGCCGCACAAGATCATCACGTACACGCTGGCGACTGAGTCGGGTGCATCACTGCGCGCGGCCGGCTGGCACGAGGACGGCCTCGCGGGTGGCGGCAGCTGGGACACCCCGAGCCGACGGCGCGAGGACCAGGCACCGACCGAGCAGAAGCGTCGGTGGCGGGCGGGGGTGTGCGATGTGTGAGGCGTGCATGCAGGGCCGATGCTCCGCCCACGGTCGCCGCGCGCTCGACGGCGTCCCGATCATCGAGTCCCAGTTCATCAAGCGTGGTGTGTTCGTGACGTCGAAGGCCGGAGCGTTCCTTGACGCACCCTGGCTTGGCGCGATCATCATGCACCCGGTCACCGCATGTCAGGTGTACGCCTCGATCGACCTGGGGCGACCGCTCAGCGACGTCGACGTGCAGTTCGAAGGTCTCCGCCGTTACTTGGATCGGAAGATCCGCAACTCGGCGGCAGCCGCCCTGCGCCGCCTCGACCGGATGTACCCCAGGTGGGAGCAGGAAGGGGAGAGCGATGTCTGAGCGCACCTGCATCCGTGGATGCACGCAGCGGGGAGTGCACTATGCGTCGTGCGACGGCACCGCGCCGGACGGTGGCGCGTGCTGGGGTTGTGCTGAGCGTGAGTGCCGTGAGGGGTCTCTGATCTGTGATCGGTGCTTCGGGCGGATGCGGGCGCTGCTCGCCGATGGCCCGGACCTGCTGGGCCGGATCTGCTCGCTGGCGGATCCGATGAAGGCGACGCCGACGGATAAGGCGCCGGGCGGCCGGTCGTCGTCGGTGGAGGCGCCGGCGCCGGTCGATGCGGACCTTCTGGACGCGATCGCCGCGCTCGAGCAGCTGTCCCCGTGGTGGCATGTGACCCTGTCGGACTACTCGAACGACCTCACGGTCATCACGTGGCTGGGTGAGGTCGTGCTCGACGTCCACCCCGAGGTCGCGGGGGAGCGGCCGGCGTGGTCTGTCGCAGATGCGATGGCGAAGTGGGGCGTCGAGCGACGCACGAAGGGCGAACCCGCATGGTCGCCGGCCGAGGAGATCGATCCCGCTCGCGACGCCGCGGTGCCGATCCCTGAGTGGGGCGACCCGATCGTCGGGTGGGCGGATGCCGTCAGGATCGCGGGCAGCGACTCGACGCTCCGGCGATGGATCAAGCGGGAGGAAATCGACGTCGCGGGAACGTTCGTGATCGCGGGTATCCCGGTGCGGCAGTTCCGGCGTGAAGAGCTCATCGCTACGCGCGAGCGGCTGAGCGAGAAGAAGGCAGCAGGGCTGGTCCAGAACCAGACCACAGAACACGATGCGCACGGATGACGCACGTCAACCCGCAGTGGCCGGAGGAGGGCTGGGACGAGTCGGATGCGTACTCGCTCGAATGCGGGTGCGACAGCGATCAGCAAGACCACACGTGCGGCACGTCCGCCGACGAGTGGAATCACGAGGATGGGAGGGAGCGGCGATGATTCCGAGACACGCGCCGAGCGGCCCGTCCGACATACTGGCCTGATGGATCCTGTCGTCGTGACCACCATCGTCGAGTTGCTCGGCAAAGGAGCGCTGCTGCTCCTCGAGTACTTGAAGGTCGTGGCGTGGCCGCTCGTCGTCATTGTGCTCGCGTTCGCGTACAAGCGGACGATCGTGGACGTTCTCTCTCGGATCCGCGAGGCATCGGGTTTCGGAGGCAAGGTCGTGCTGACACAGCGACTAGAACACGATGCTCGCGAACTCAACGAGAAGCCCGTACCCGAGTTGGAGCAAGACGCGGCGGATCCGAGCGCACAGGGAGAAGACGACCCCGGGACAGTTCGTGACGACAGCGACGACATCCCAGCGGCGAGCAACGTGCCCGCATCGGCGACTGCGCCGTCGCGAAAGCTGAGGATCTATCACGTGAATGCGTCGGGTGATGCGTCCGGCTCCGCGGCTGGTGAAGCGGTGAACTACTGGAACATGATGAACGCATGGAGCCGGCTTGAGCGGACAGCTGCGCGTTTGGGGCAACGCCTCGGATTCAGCCCTGGGCCGGCTCAGAATCTCGGGTTCCTTGGGGGCCAGCTACTTGAGCGTGGGCTGATCAGCTCCGAGGCATTCGAGCTTGGGGTGCGGTTGCAGGAGCTCCGGAATCGCATGGTGCATGACTTGGATCGGTTCGTGCTCACGGACTGGTTGGCGCAGGATTTCGCAGACACGGCCGGCAAGCTGATTCGGATCTATGAAGACGTCATCGACACCCTGGAACCCGATGCCGTCATTGGCCCCGTGTGACGATCGGAACGTGTTAAGCTGTGCTTGCACTTGAATTGTGACCGAAGCCCTGCCGATCCGGCGGGGCTTTCGTCGTTAGCCAGCCGAGGTCGCGACGTCGATTGCGACGAGAATCACGCCGGCGGTAGATGTGACGAGCAGAACCCACTGGCGCCGGAGGTCAACTGAGCGCGGCGGTTGAGGTTTCCCGGACGCGTTGAGCGCCTTGCGTGTGCCCATGTACGGATCAAGACCGTTCTTCCGCATGAGGTTGCGTCGGGTTTCGCCGAGTGCCGTCGTCTGTCGTTCGTATTCGGCGGCGCCGAGCTCCTCCATGCTGATTGCCGCGCGATCTGTGTTGTACCGCTGCTCGATGCGTTCGAACACGCGCGCGGTATGAGCGGCCCGCGTGTACTCGATCAGCATCGACCAGGCAACATAGAGTCCGCCGACCGTGGGAACTGCGGCGGCGATGAATGAGAGCATGTCGAGAGCGTAGCGGGGTGGTCGAATCGGCGATCGTCGAGGAGCTCTCGACTACATGGATCCGGACATGCTCGCGGCCTTCGGCGATGCGGCCCGACGGGGCTTCCGACCTGCGCCTGCACCGCGTCCGGGGCGTGCTGCATGCCAGGCGTCGATGGTCCTGGGGAGCCATCCTCGGACGTCGCCGATCATCGCGTCGGGCTCGGGGAGCTTGTACCGTCCGAGCGATGACGGGTTCACGCCGATGCGTTCGGCGACTTGGGTGCGTGACAGGTACGTGATCACTCCGGCTGTCCCTTCAGCAGTAGGGCTGTGATGGTGGCGACGCCGGCGGCCACGGCGAGGATGCCGGCGAACGTCGCCCCCGCGGTGAATGCGAAGACGGCGGCGGCGAATGCGAGCGCTGAGCCCGCGTAGGTGAGTGGTCGGTTCATGGTGGTTTGGATGGATACTGGAAGGCGGGGATCGGAGCTACTTGTTCTAGCTCCGATCCCCTTTCCTCACTTCCTGCGTTTCCGCTTCTTCCGGGGCTTGAGTGCTTCGATCAGTCCGGCCGTTGCGGCGACCAGGGCGGCGATCGAGGCGATCAGCTCGGGAAGCCTGTCCATCCTTCCTCCTCTCTGTTGTTGTACCTTAATCATACATCGTGACGATGCATGAATGCAAGAGGGGGCGGAATGACCACGCCTGCCGTCAACGCGAACGGTGCACGGCGTCGCTCGCTGGTGAAGCGGGTGAAGGCCGACGAGCACGACTGCGCACTGTGCGACAACCCGGTCGACAAGACGCTCACCTTCATCCTCGGAGAGCATGGAAAGCGATGCCCGCACCGTGACTGCATAGGCTGCATCCCGCACCCGATGCGCGGTGAAGTGGACGAGGACATCCCTCGCTCCCGAGGCGGCTCACCTTACGAGCGATCCAACTGCCACCTCATGCACCGCAAGTGCAACCAGTTCAAGAGCGACATGACGCTCGCCGAGGCGCGCGCCAAGCTCCGCGGACAGTCCGCGACCGAGGCTCCCGCCGACACAGACCGCACGGTCGTCGCCTCACCCATCTGGTAG